TCGGCGACGCGGTCATACTCGGCTATATTATTCTTTTTCATTTAAACTTCCTCTTTTTTTGCCAAAGATGATTGGTAGATCACCTTTAAGTAAACACGATAACGATCGTGTTAATTTACAGTGCAATTCATTATAGTTACCAACTACTTATCGCGCAAGACATTTAAGTAGCATCCATCATCATTCTTTTTTCAATGAGGCGTGAGACGTGGCTTTGTGACGTTTTGATGACAATTTAATTGCAATTTAATGACGAAATTAATACGCTCATTCAGTTGAACTATAAGATATGGGTGACTTATAATTACACCCTGTCGTAATTAGACGACATATTAAAATGACAATAAGGATAACGATGAAGATAAGTAGTGAGCTTTTACAGATTGATCAGCTTGGCGAATTGTGCGAATCAGCAACTCACCAACAAACCATAGATAATGGTGACCACATTGTAAATATTTGGGCAAAAGGCGAAGACACTTTCATATCACTACAGGGGACTGGTGAGTCTGTAACGCTGCTTAAAGTGAGTTAATCAGGTAGTTGTAAAGTTAATTACTGGGTGACTTACTTTCCCTCTTAAAAGACTGTATTATTAGCATTCGTTAGAAACAAATCTAATAGCACAGTTAAGAGGAAAAATATGAACAAAGATGTAGAAATTCTCCGAGAGAGTATTAGGGTCATTACTCAACTCTTATCGGAAAGCGATATAAAGGTTACACAATCTGGCGTAGACGCATACGTTAAAGCAGATTCAAGAACTGGGAAACCGGCTTTAATAAACTTACCGTATCTCCCTGATGACGCTTCTGAGGAGATCATACTAGCAATACAAGGCTACTTAGACCACGAAGTGGCCCACGCTTTGTTTTCAGACTTTGAAAAAGCCCCTCAATTGGCCATCTCTAAAGGCGTTAAATCTACACACAATATCGTAGAAGATGCCTTCATTGAGAAAAAGATGGCTGAGAAGTTCAGAGGCAGCGCTTATAACTTAGACAAAGTTGGTCAATTCTACTTAGACAAGTTTGTTCAAAAAACTCTTGACGAGGGTGATAAAGACAAGATTGTTGGCGTTTTAACAGTTACCGCAATTAGAGCGTTCTCTGGTCAACAACTCTTTATAAACTTCATGAAAGACAAATGGCACTATATTCAAGATTTCAAGGATAAGATTGAGCCGTTATCTAAAGAGATTGCATCCTGTGAAAGCTCTATGGATTGCGTGAACGTCGCGGTTAAAATAAAAGAAGCTTTGAATAAGTCTAAAAAAGAAGACGTGCCGCCACCGCCTCAGCAAAAGCCAGATGAGAGTAGTAAAGACTCATCCAAAGAAGATGATAAGGAAGACTCTAAGGAAGAGTCTAACAGAGAGGACTCTGATGATGAGTCAGAGGAAGACTCTAATGAGGAAGACTCTAATGAGGAAGACTCTAATGAGGAAGACTCTAATGAGGAAGACTCTAATGAGGAAGACTCTAATGACGGTTCTGATGAGGAAGACTCTAATGACGGTTCTGATGAGGAAGACTCTGATGAGGAAAGTTCTAATGGGGATGACGGTTCTGACTCTGACGAGGGAGGGTCCGATGACGAAGACTCTGACGAGGGAGGCTCTAGTTTCAACATAGAGTCTGCCATTGATGAGTCGGGAGCGGATACAGGACTTAGTGATTCAATGGCTGATGAAGTCGTCCACAGCTTAAAGAGCGCCGAATATGTGATTTTTACAGACGAGGGTGACCTCGTCGAACCCCTCCCTGAATTACACTGGGGGTCGGAAGAGGAGGCTAATGCATTTGAGAACACTGTATCTCACATGACCGCCCCAATACAGAAAGATATAGAGCGTGCCATTGTCGCTAAGTCTCAATCTACATGGCAAAACGGCAAAAGAAGTGGCCGTCTTAACGGTTCAAATCTTTCCAGATTAGCCGTTGGAGACGATAGAATCTTTAGACGAAGAGAGGTTAATAATAGTAAAGATGTCGCAGTTAGCTTGGTGGTAGATTGTAGCGGCTCTATGTGTGGTGATAAGATGTTATTGGCGTCTCAAGCCGCGATGACATTATCCTCTGTGTTGGATAGATTGAATATCACTCATGAACTGATTGGATTTACAACAAAATTAATGGGTGTTGATAACTTTGCTAAAATTTCTAAAGTCGCTAGAGAGCATAATATTAAATTTGCAAGAATGAATAATTTATACATGCCTATATTTAAACAATACTCAGAATCAATGAGTATGCAGGTAAAGCAAAAACTCTGTCAGTTAAAATATGGCAGTTTCATGGAGGCGAATGTCGATGGAGAATCTGTAATGATTGCGGCTAAACGCTTGATGGTGCAGAGAGAAAAAGGCAAAATCATGATCGTGTTGTCGGACGGTATGCCTGCATGTCCCGGTAATGGCGACCTCGACCTTCACCTCAAGCAGTCAGTCAAGGAGATAGAAAGTTGGGGCGTCAATGTCGTCGGTATCGGGATAAATTCTACATCAGTCCAAAATTTTTACCCTAAAAACATTTTCGTGGATGATGTTGATGATTTGCCAGCGGTCGTCGGGAAACAATTAAAGGGGATGTTGCTTAGAAAGTAAAATAAGTCATGGGTGACTATCTATACCTAAAATATTAAGATAATATATACATTCTAGCGAATGAAACGCTAACAATAACAACAAACAATAAGAGGAAAAAATGAGTAAAATAATTTGTCAACTATGTGGAGCAGAGACACACTCTATTCAATTTCATCTAAATAAACTTCATCCAGAGTATTCCTTAAACGAATACCAAGAAGAATACCCAAATGCCCCTTTACTTAGTGATCTTGCTAAAGAGAAGTTGGCTGAGAAAAGATACCAGAGTGAGTTAAAGCACATCAATACGGCCACTGTAACACCGATCAACGGTAATGGCGGTGAGAGCGAGGNGGCTATGAATTTGCTGTTCGGNTTGGGTCGATCAAAATCGGCAATGGCTTCAAACGGCAANCCAATTCAAATTACTAAGTTCGGTATCGGCGATGGGTCTGAGTATATTCCCGAAATTGACGAAGGTTTCGTTTATGACATCGACACTCTAAAGAATATATTACTAGGTATGGACCTTAATATACCGACTTTATTGTGGGGACATGCCGGAACGGGTAAATCATCTTTTGTCGAACAGGTTTGTGCTAGAACTAACCGCCCACTAACCCGTGTGCAACACACTATCAATACGGAAGAGAGTCATATTGTCGGTCAATGGACCGTTCGCGAAGGGGCAACTCACTTCGAGCTTGGACCTCTAGCGGTAGCGATGAAAGAAGGCTACGTTTATATGGCGGATGAATATGACTTTTGCCTGCCGTCGGTGCTTTCTGTTTATCAGTCTGTTTTAGAAGGTAAGGCGCTAATGATTAAAGAGGCGGATGATAAAAATAGAATCATCAAGCCACATGATAACTTCCGCTTTATCGCTACTGGCAATACAAACGGCAGTGGTGATGAAACGGGTCTGTATCAGGGGACTAACATGCAAAATGCAGCCAACTATGATCGCTTCGGCATTGTGTGTAAGGTCAACTACATGAACAATAAAATGGAACAGAAGATTATCACCAATCAGTCAGATTTGGATTCAGAAGACGCTAAAAAATTAGTCGAATTTGCAACTTCGGTTAGAAAAGCATACGACGCTGGAAAGATTTCTTCTACTATCTCACCTCGTGCGTTAATCNATGCCGCGAAGGTTGGTATCAGACGCGGTTCATTGTCAGTAGGCATCAACTTGTCTTTTGCTAATAAATTATCAACCATAGATAAAGAAGTCTGCGAAGGCATGTCACAGCGCATATTGGGCGGCACTGCGTAATGATGAAGTTGGCTGAAAACTTAAAATTAGCTCATCACACCGCCTGGAAAATTCATAGTCGAATTGTTAGCTCAGGCGTTAGTGTTGAGTATGACGATGTTTTTCAAGATGTTGCTGTGGTATGGCTTGCTTGTGAGCAAAAGTTTGACGAGAGTAAGGGATATGCGTTTTCAACTTACTTTGTTAGCGCGGCCAACTTCACAGTGTTTAAAGATCACCAGAAGAAAAGTAGTCGATTTAACTCGGACTTAGCCCACACAGACGAGTTTGACTTTACCGTTCCTGATGGTTCAGGTTCAGCGGAAGTATCGTTGATTGGCGACGAGTGGGTTAAGATGTGTTTATCTAAATTGTCCCCACTTGCCAGAACGGTTTTGGGTTTAACTATAAATCCACCTGCTTTGATTATAAACAGTTTACAAGCTATGCAAGATAAAGCCAAATACGCAAGAGATTGTGGGGTTCATCGTAGAGCACCTACAGAATTAAATTTATCTACCGTATGTCAAATTCTAAACTTGACGCGGTGGACTTCCGAAAAGATAACCAGAGAAATTAAAGAGGTGTTTTGTGAGTAATACAAATACAAAAAAAGCCCATATTATTAAGGCTGCAAAACAAGCGTTCGGTCAAACACCACTCGCTTGTGATGGCTTTTCTATCGTTAGGGTTGAAGATTATGAGAAGTTGGCTGAAGCTGTAAATGGTTCATCAAATGACAAATAGACCTAACGACGCACCGCGCTGTTTTGGGTTTGCATCTGCTTTTGGTGCTGATGATGACATCTGTAGGTGTTGCTCCGCCAATGAACAGTGTAAACCACTCGCGGTAGCTAATCTTAAAGATTTAAGTCAGCTTATTGACGTAGGCAACGTTGCTTCCATGCACTTTATAGCACCGGAAAATAAGACAAAGCCAAAGAAAGATGAAAACGTAAATAACGAGATGTTGCCAGCCGACAGCAGTGTAGTAGCTTTATCTGCTCAGGCTAACGCAATGATCGAAAGAATAAACAAGTGCACTGCCAACATACACGCCGATATGATAGCTGGTAACAATCCATTTTCAATATCGGATAAACCAGCTTATTTGAGACCAATTACCAATCTTATATTATGTGGCATTGCTGATGATGAGACGGTTGTGAAGGATTTAATGAGTAAGTTTGATTTACCAGAGACACAAGCTAAGTCTTTGTTTAATATAGTTAAGTCAGCAATGACTTATTTAGGGGTGGTAATTGAAAAAGATAACAAATTACAAATTAGGAGATAAAAATGACTGCGGCATTAAGCGTTAGAAGCCACTTTAGTATCAAAGAGAGCATGATTCGCCCCGATAGGCTGGGGCAGATAGCCAAAGATAACGGCTACGATGCAATCGCCATCACCGATACTATGAATATAAATGGTCTGATTGATATGACCAAATCCTGTAAAAAAGCAGGCGTGAAGCCAATCATTGGCTGTCGTATCGCTATCTATGACGACCCATCATTTAAACAGACAAAGGCCGAAGCTAAAGTTACAGAAGATTTAAACGCCTTTTGGTATCCAAAGGTTTACGCTAAGAATGAAGCGGGTGTCAAAGGCATCATCGAGCTTCTAGCTAGAGCAAACCTGGATGATTACTTTTACTACTTTCCCAGAACGGGACTCGATGAATTGCTGGAGCTTGTATCGACGGGTAATGTTGTCCTGCTCACCGGTGACTTATACGGGCTTTTTTCTCACAATAAGTATAGTGACATAGCTAATCAAGTTTTTGCGGCTTGTGCGGCTTCTGATGTATTTATTGAGCTAGTTCCACTGCGTTCCCCGTTGTATGATTCAGCTAATAAAAAAGCTTTAGCTTTTGCCGAGCATAACAAATTAGAAGTTGTGGCGACCACACCCTCTTTTTATGAGAGTGATGATCACGCGGACTCACTCGATATATTGGGAGCAATTGCATCCAATCAGTTACTTGATGATACCTTTGTAAAGCGTCCATTCTTTAGAAATAACTCAATTAAACCCATTAAGTTTCTCGAAGAGGCTTATTGGGATATGTGTAAGCGACTGGGTGGCAGCTCTGTCTACACTGGAACGATCAGAGGTATAGATAATATTCAAGTCGTTGCCGACCTGTGTGTTTATGAGTGGAAACCATTAGATATGTCGCTACCAAAGATGGCCGATGACGAGTCTGCTGAGTTAATGAGACAAATAAAGGAAGGCTGGAAGAAAAGACTGACTAAGACTGTCGCGGGTTACAGGCCAGAACAGAGCGACATCCCCATATACAAGAAGAGATTGAGTTATGAGTTGGGTATCTTGAGAAAGATGGGGTTTGAGCGATATTTCTTGCTAGTATCGGACATTGTCAGTTGGTCAAAAAACAACGGGGTAATTTGTGGCCCAGGCAGGGGGTCTGCAGGGGGTAGCTTAATAGCTTATTTGATTGGCATTACAGATATTGACCCCATTCGCTTTGATTTGATTTTTGAGCGATTTATAAATCCAAGTCGTTTGGATTTGCCCGATGTTGATTTAGACTTCGCCTCATCTAAGCGACCAGAAGTTATTCAGTATATAAAAGATAGATTTGGCGAGGAAAATGTTGCCGGTATTAGCAACTATGTAAAAGTTGGATCTGCATCGAGCATTAGAGATGTTGGTAGAGTTCATGGTCTCACCCCCTACGATTTAACTTGCACTAAATTGATGCCTAGCGAGCATGGTGGACAGGTCGATATTAACACCGCTGCTGAAATGGTGCCTGAAATTGAAAAGTTCAGAAAGGCACAGCCGGTGATTTGGGGTCACGCTGAGAAGTTGTGGGGAACACTAAGAAACTACGGCAAACATGCGGCTGGTGTCGTCATTGCTGGAGAACCTGTAAATAACAGAGCGGTTATAGAGAGACGATCAGGTGAAATGGTCGTCAACTGGGATAAAAAATCTGTTGAAGATTGGGGGTTAATTAAAGTTGATATATTAGGGTTGTCGACGCTAGATGTATTAGATATTGCAAAAAAGTCTATTTGCAAAAGAAAAGGTATTGATGTTGATTTTCTCGACATACCGTTAGATGACGAAAGAGTTTTGGAAGCGTTTGGCGAAGGTAGAAGTGTAGGGGTGTTTCAATTTGAAGGGTTCGGTGTTAGAGATCTTCTAAGACAGTTAGCCAGAGATGAACCTTTGACGTTCAGTGACTTGTCTGCGGCAACAGCACTATATAGACCAGGGCCAATGGAAGCCGGTCTAATGAACGAATACATCCAAGTTAAGCAAGGGGCTGACNTTGTGTATGACCATCCAAATATGGAGAACGCTCTGACGCAAACAAAGGGCGTTTTTATTTTTCGAGAGCAGGTTATGCAGTTAGCTAGAGACATAGCCGGATACACAATGGCTGAAGCGGACAACTTGCGTAAAATAATGGGTAAAAAACAGAGGGATGCAATGACAGAGCTTCGGGATAAGTGGGTTAATGGGTGCGTTGACACTTCGGCCATGACCGAGCGCGAAGGCGATAAGCTATTCGACAAAGTTGAAAAGTTCGCTGGCTATGGATTTAACAAATCTCACTCTGTCGAGTATGCCATGATCTCTTACTGGGCGATGTGGTTAAAGGTTCATTACCCTCTTGATTTTCTGTCAGCGTCAATGACTATATTGAATGACGACAAGATAGCCGCTCTAGTCAAGGATGCGGCGAGTCATGGTGTTGAGATTTATCCGCCAGATATTAACAAGTCTACGGATAAGTTTGAAATTGGTAAAAATGAAGACGGCAAAGACATTCTAATTACCCCATTTGGAAGACTTAAAGGCGTATCTGATAAAACCGCTGTTGCTATTGTAGAGGCGAGAGATGCCAACGGCGGGTCGTTCTCGTCGGTTGAGGAGTTTGAGAGTTTGGTTGAGAGAAGACGTTGCAACTCCAGAGCGAGAGAGGCTATGAACAAGGTAGGTGCGTTTGCATCTATTCAGCCTAATGCGCTAGAAGCCAGACACCCCGATAGATTGAAAGATCAAATGGAGCTGATGCCAGAGCTTTGCTCCACCTATGTGTATGTATCAAGAAAGATGCCTAGAGATAAATTTATAGCTGGAGAAATAAATACTCTTTATAGCGGAATGAGTATCTGCGAAGGGTGCTCCTTATCGGGCGGTGTTCACCCATCGCCTTGCTTCGGAAAGAATGCTGAAATAATGATCATTACCGACTGTCCTAGTAACAATGAGGAGAAGAACAATAAAATGTTTAGCGGTGATGGGTCGAAATTCATCAAATTTGCTATGCAACAGGCGGGTCTAAAGACCAATCGTGGGTATTACACATCCTTAGTTAAGTCGCCAAAGGTGGGGAAGTTTCTCTCTAATGAACAAATAAATGGCTGCTCTCATCATCTTGATAAAGAGATTGAAGTATTAAAGCCATCAACAATAGTGCTAATGGGGTCATCGGTCATTAAGAGATTTCTACCAGCAGAAAAGAAGCCTGCAGAAGTAATGGGGAAAGTTGTATATAGTAAAGAGTTAGATGCTAACTTGGTCGTAGGCATGAACCCTGCAAGAATTTGGTTCGACGAAGACAAGCAGAATGACTTGAATGATATTTTTATGAAAGTGGCAGAGATAATCTAATGAGAGTTTTAACCGCAATCACTATTCACTTAAACTGAATGAGGGTGCGGCAAAGCGTAACTAGGTAGTAAGTAAGGGGTGATTTACACCCCTTTTAATTAGAGCGATAATAAATTTTTAACAAACAACGATAGAGGAGATTAAATAATGAAATTACCAACACCTGAAGAAGTGGCGACAAAAGCGATAAAAAGTGTCGCCACTAAAATTTCAAAAGGGGTGGTAAATATCGAAAGTTTAAGTGATTGCGGGCTGATTGGCATAATTAAGCGGTGTAATGAGCGTTACAGAGAGGGTCACCCCATTGTCTCAGATGACTTTTACGACCATACTTTGCTTGCTGAGTTAGAGCGCAGAAACCCAGCACATGAGTTTCTTAGCCAAGTTGAGCCGGAAGTAACCATTGAAAAGACGGTTAGACTGCCACAGCGAATGCTGTCAACTGACAAAGCATACGACATGAGCACCATCGTTAAGTGGATTGACCGTGTTATTAAACAAGGTGTGACATTGGGTATGGAGCCTGATGAAGTTGAGTTTAAAGTGACGCCAAAGCTTGACGGTTTTGCAGCCTACGACGACGGCAAAACGCTTTACACTCGCGGCGACGGTTACAAGGGAACTGACATCACTAGAGTGTTTGATCGCGGCGTTAAGGCGTTTGGGAGTAGAGGGAGTGGAGCTGGTGAAATTGTTGTTAATAAAATATACTTTCAGAAAAACTTATCTAAGTTCTTTGAAAATTCCAGAAATGTCATATCTGGAGTAATAAAGGAAGGTGAGTTGGACGACAAAATTGCAACTGCCATTGATGAGGGGGCTGTTGATTTTATCCCCTTTATCGAGCTTGATAGATGGATTGGTGATTCCGAACATCTCATTAAAGACTTTGCCAATATACGGTGTGAAATTTTGAAAACACCCGATAATGCAACCTGCGCATACGACACAGATGGCATTGTCATTGAATGTTTGAATGAAAGCATCAAAAATCACATGGGTCATACTTCGCATCATCACCGTTGGCAGATTGCATTTAAGCAGAATGCTGAAGGTGTAGAGACCAAAGTTAATTCAGTAATTTGGCAAACGGGCAAAACAGGAGTCATCACCCCTGTTGTTGAAATTAAACCCACTCGTATTGGCGGGGTGACAATTAGCAGAGTAACTGGTCACAACTATGGAAATATAAAATCGAAGGGTATTGGTGCGGGCGCAATCATAAAGATTGTCCGAAGCGGCGAAGTGATTCCCTATATAACAGATGTTGTCACACCTGCGAATATTTACTACCCAGAGCGTTGCCCTAGCTGTGGCGAAGAGACTCAAATTGATGGTGATCATCTACGATGCACCAATACGGTTGATTGTTCAGCTCAGATTGAAGGTATTATCGAGTATTGGTTTAAAACGCTGGGTAATTGCGATGGCTTTGGGCCGTCTGTTATTTCTGATTTAGTCGCTTATGGGGCATATAGTGTCCGCATCATCTATGATTTAAGTCATCAAAATTTTGTAAACGCTGGTCTCGGTGCTGGAATATCGGCCAACTTAATCAAAGAGTTGGATCGAAGTCGATCTGAAGAGATTGAGGATTGGCGTTTCTTAGCCGCATTCTCCATCCATACAGTTGGTAAAGGCGGCTGTGAGCGTTTGTTGAAACATCACAGATTGGAGGATATTTTCGACTTAACAGTGAGTGATTTTGTAGCCATTGATGGTTTTGCAGAGAAGACCGCCACTGTTTTATTTGAATCTTTAGCCAGAATCAGAGAAGACTTCAATTATATATACGGGCTCGGTTTCAATCTGTCTAGGACTCCGCTTTTAAGCGAATCTGAGACGGTTACAAGCGCAATTAGCAATAAAATAATAGTTGTTACGGGTTCGCTAAAAACGGGCAGTAGAAACGATATACATGCGAGGATAAAAAGTCTCGGTGGAGTCGTCGGAAAAGCAATATCAGGTAAAACCGATATATTAGTAATCGGGGAAAAAGTAGGTGCTTCAAAAATGAAGGCGGCAGATAAACATAATACCGCCATTATGACCGAAGACGCCTTTATTGAAATGTTAGCGTAGGAGGTTTTTCATTCCGCCATTTAAAACCCTGCCGCGTTATAGTTTAATACTTATATATAATTATTTATTCTTTTAGAAGTATAGTTATATAACGCGGGACGGTTTTGAGTGGCGGAAATAAAAAACTCCTTTTAGAATAAAAAATATGAAAAAACGTTCAGAAACAGAAAATTCCCCCTTCAGTTGGTTAGAAAATGGGAAAATACAATTTGAAAAAGATGAAGAAGAATTAGATTCACTTAATAAAAGCGAATGGATTATTGGTGTTGATTTCAAGGGCAATACCTTTGTTGTAAAACCACCAAACATCCATGATTATATATTGGAATATGCTAACATCCTTGATTATATATTGGAATGTGACAATGCAGAGGAGATAGGCTTACCATACAGTTTTCCAGACAAAGATCCTGGTCTTTATAAGGTTGTATGTGACTTTGTGTCATATACGGATTGGGAAACTAACACTGTTGATGATTGGGCTTTTAAAGTAAAAACTATGGAGAAATTATGAGTATTTTAGATGGGTTTATGAGTATTTTAGATGGGTTTATGAGTATTTTAGATGGTTTATTGATTGTAGCCTTTATAGTTGTTATTGGTTTGAGAGAGTATATCTTTAAGATCGAATATGACAGACATGGGTATAGAAAATAATTAATAAAACGCAGAGCTACAGGGTTGTCGTGTGAGTGCGACTCTTGTGTCTAGTCTTTGCGATAACAGGAGATGAAAATATGAGTGAAGTTTTAGGCGGGTATAGATCAACGCCGGATTTTTTTAATGGTGTGCAAATCGGGTCAACCGAAGCGTCAGAAAATTTTGAGGTTGGAAAGCACTGCACTGGGATGACCTGTGACGGTGAGTGGGAAAAGTTGCTTGAGGGCACCTTAAATCATGTAAAACAACTAAAGAGAGGGAAACAATTGTGACGCTTAAATACGCATATAGAGCGTATTGATTACCTTGAATATAAGTCATGGGTGACTTGTTTATCCTGACTTATTTAGTCATAATATTCACTTAGATAAGTTTAACAATTAACAAAAAATCAACAAGAGGATGGAATGAGTAACAACAACTTTACCGAAGAGGAGATTGAAGAGGCTGCATATCTAGCCGAACAAGATTCCGAAAGAAACAAACCAAAGCCCAAAAAAGCCGTTAAGACGTTTATAAACCCTGTGCAGTTTAAGGAAGATGTCAGCGTCAATGTTGCTGACCTAGATGATGCGTTTGTTCGTCAAGCGTCCTTGTTTGCGCACTATGGTATGCAAACGGCAAGAGCTGTTGAGCAGATGGACAACCTTAAACTATTGCTTGAGGTTAAAGAAGCTCAATTAAATAATGAGCATCGAGAAGCTCTGCTTGCGCAAGGCGGAAAAGTAACGGAGGCTATGATCTCCAACGCGGTATTAACCGATTCCCGCTACATCAAAACACGAAAGGCTTTTAACGAGGCGAAGGGTGTTTTGGAGATTAACAAAGCTTCTACTGAGGCGTTCCGTCAGCGTAGAGATATGCTGATTCAGATTGGAGCTGATGCACGGGAAGAAAGAAAGGGTGAGGTTGTAGTTAAAAAGATGGAAGCGTCTGAGAGTGATTTAAGAACTCGACAAAGGAGAGTGAAAGGTGGATAGATATACTTTAAGCATCTTTAAAACCCCTGAAATGAACAAGGATGGTGATTACGTCAAATACGCGGATGTGAGCGACCTTCAACATAAAAACGAAACTCTTACTGATCGTCTGCTTAACGCGAATGATCGCACAGTTGCAATAACCGAGGAATTAATTGAGGAGTTGGTCAAAGCTAATAAAAAAACCAAACTGTGGCGTCTTGGTTTTTTAGCTCAAGCACTGACTATTTTTACAGCATATTTAATTGTAATAATTTTTTCAGCATAGATGCTTAATACAACATACAACATAGGAGAAAAAATGAAATTTTCAATAAAGCAAAAGCAAAGCAGGTTAAGAAAGCTAATATCGAGTAATGACGAGGATGTGGCTAAGCTTAAACCCCTAATGCCTTATGTCAATCAAGCGGACACATTGATCAATAAAATACTTGAGCGTAAACAGATGATGGATGACTTAGCTAATTCCATCTTAGCTCAGAAAAGATCTGAGGATGCCTTTGCGATTTACTGCAACACTGGCAAATTCCCCGAATAAGTAACAAATAACAAGTCACCACGACAACATAAGTCATTGGTGACTATAATATCAACGCTTAAACGAATAAATATGTTCAAAACGGCAACTTTTAAACTTAAATAGGAAAAAACAATGGCACTGTCAGTAGCACAAAAACGAAGAGAACTAGCTCGCAAACAAAAACAAGAAATCCAAGCAAGTATGGGGCGTCGCGAGCGCACCGTCAGACCACCCGCAGGTCGTTCAAAATGGCGAATCCTTCCTTCTTGGAAAGGAGTCGAAGATCCAACAATCGGTCATTCTTGGGGGCAACATTTTGTCCGCGATATGAATGACGACCTAGTTGCAGTTCACATGTGTATGGAGAAGACTTACGGTAAACCGTGTCCAATTTGTGACTCATTGACCAATGCACTTCGTCATTCAAACGACGAGACACAGAGTATTCTTGAGAAAGCCAAGTCGAGCGGAAGATTTCTAGTCAATGCTTATCATCTTGATGGCGAAGACCCAACTACTCCGGTTATTCTTGAGCTATCCCCAACAACCTATGAAAAGTTAATGGATCAAATTGACATTTGGATGGGTGAAGATGAGGAAGACGAAACTGATATTCTTGATTTGGATACAGGGCACGACATTATTATCTCTAAAACAGGCAAGGGGTTGAACACCAAGTATGAGCTATCTGTAGCTCCAAAGCCTCGCAAAGCCAAGCTTGATATGGAAGAGTTACACAATCTTGATGATTATGTGAAGCAAATGCACGAGGCCACTGAGCAAAAAGCGTTATTAGCTTTCGACAAAATCTCAACGGGCGGTAACAAATCACTGCCAAATCATAAGTCTGATGACGATGACGATGATATGGGTGATATTTTTGATGGCGACTTTCATGAAGAGAAACTCGCAGAGGTCAAGGACGATAAGCCTAAAACTTCAAGCGTGAGTGAAGATGAGGAAATAGACGATATTCTGGGCGAGTTAGAAGAGCTGGATATATAAACCAGTCACTCTTAAATTAAGAGGCTTCGGCCTCTTTTTTTTACTCTAACAAAGGAGATATTATGTCAGGTGTAATGCTGATGGATATGAACGGTATAGGTCACGCCAATAATGCGGCATCGAAACTTACAGTGGGTGACTATCAGGTTCAGGCTATTTTTGGCTCGCTAAATTCAATACGAGAGTTAAAATTAAAGAATGCTAATCTCAAACCAATTGGCTTGTGGGATGGTAGAGCGCAATGGCGTTATGATTTGTATCCAGAATACAAGGGTAAGCGAAAGCTTGACCCCAACGCAAAGCCAAAACCTTATCAAGTGAAAGCAGAAGAACAGCGACAAGCCTACCGATTACAGCGCGACGACATTGTTCATGGTCTTGAGTTGCTGGGTGTCACCCAAGTTATTCCTAAACATGACGAAGCTGACGACTTGGCAGGTTTTTTGAGTCGGCGATACTCAAGCGCGGGTAAAGAGGTTTTACTTGTTGCCAGAGACCATGATTGGTTACAACTTGTGAATAAAAACACGAGCTGGTTCAATCCGGTTGATGACGTGACGGTCAATCACGCCTCGTTTTGCGAATATACGGGCTACGAAACCTCGCTTCAATTTGTTCAAGAAAAAGCGTTGATTGGCGATTCTTCAGACTGCATCAAAGGTGTTGCGGGTATTGGCGAAAAGGCTGCTCAGTTGATACTTAATCACTATGGGTCAGTCGAGGCTTTACATTTAGCGGCAAAAGACGGTGATTGGGAGCCGCCCATTAAAGAGCTTAGTCGGTATAGAAAGAAAATTAACGAGTTTGTGGGTCAAGAAAAAACAGAGCAGTTGGATATTTTTAAGAGAAATATGAAGCTGATGAATTTGCTGGAGATAGATAAGCCCAAGAATATCGTAGTAAAGAAAGAACCAATTGATGTTGATGGGTTTATCGAGTTCTGTCATGAGCTTAACTTTAAATCTATCATCAATAAAAAAGAACAATGGTTAGAACCATTTATGGAGACAGAGTGATGGCGTTAGTAAAATTAGGAAAAGCACTAACTCAGGTGGCTGGTGAAAATGATAAGATTCAAAACGTAAAACTGTGGCTGGATACGGGATTTCCTCCGTTAAATAAAGCTATTGGCGGTAGATACAATAGCGGTTTGCCCGTCGGACGAATCGTTGAAATGTTTGGACCGGAATCCAGCGGAAAAACCGCGATTGCTACCAGCGTGATGATTGAAGCTCAGCAGATGGGCGGTATCGCCATGTTTTGCGATTATGAGCGTTCATTCGATGTTGAACTAGGCAAAGAGATTGGTTTGGCGGTTGACGAGGGTGATCCGTGGATATTCAAAACACCGGAGACTTTTGAGAGTGGGGTAACTGAAGTAATCTCCATCATTCAAGAGGTTAGAGAGAAGGGCCTCATTGATAAAGACGCACCCATTGTTGTAGTGTTTGACTCTTTAGCATCTATGGTGCCGAAATCTAAAATGGCTAAAGATGTGAATGAGCAGGGGATGAACGACTCGTTAGCATTAGCTAAAGCGACCTCAACAGTGTTTCCTGTGCTTGCGCAACATGCAAACAAACACAACGCCTTGATGTTATTTCTAAACCAAACAAGAGAAAAGCCTGGCGTGATGTTCGGTGATCCTACAACGACTCCAGGTGGCAAAGCCCCGAAGTATTACGCCTCGGTGCGTATTCAATTGGGTCGAAGCATGATTAAAGATGCCAAAACCAAAGACGTGATGGGTCAGGAGATTAGTGCAAACTGCATTAAAAATAAAGTCTCTGCGCCATTTAAGAAGGCCAAGTGGCGTTTTATGTTTAAGTCTGACGGCACGGGTCGCTTTGACGTTATTGGGTCATTAGTAGATCACTTAATGGATATTGAAGCTATTGAAATGGATGGCAAGCGAATTATTTGGGAGGGTAAGAAGTATTATAAAACGCAATTACCCGCCT